ATGGGTGAAGTCTCAATCCTAGACCGAAATGCTGAAGAGGTCCGCGAAACTTTGCGCGATCTTTTAAAAGATTGTGAATCTGGAGACGTAAGCGGCGCAGTAATTGTTATCGAGCGTCAAGACAGTTTCGATTTGCAAATGCCCGGCACCTTCTCGACAGATCCAGATAGCCTTTCCAGAATCATCGGACGTTTGCAAGTCGCATCAAGTGTTTTCACGCACATGATTTGGTCAGAAGACGATGAATCCTAGAAGCACCGAAGTGCATTTACAGTTTTGCACCACTGACCATCAAAGACAGGTCATAGAGCTGCACATGACTGGTATGCCGCAAAAAGACATAGCAGAAAAACTTGGCAGGCATCCGAAAAGAATTAGCGCCTGCATTTTAGCAGTACATCGGAAGGCTGCACTGTCAGGAATGGCACCAGATTTCAATCTGAATCGCCAGACAGCACCAGGATTTACCACCAAGCGAGTTTCTACCGCTTACAACATGGACAACGAAATTGTCCTACAGTGGCACATCCAAGAGCCAGAAAGAGTTAAGCTGGAGCAGTTAATCGCAGAATTTGTGGAGGGTTTTAAGGATGAACTCACAAACGCGCCTACAAGCACTGATGACGATCTTATGGTTAGCTACATTATTGGGGATCATCACCTTGGGATGCTTGCTCATCACAGCGAAACAATGGGTGACGACTACGACGTCAAAATTAGCCAGACTGTTTTGGAAAACGCGGTAGATAGGCTCGTTTCGTCAGCGCCAGCGGGAGAGGTTGGCGTGCTGGTAAACTTGGGCGACTTCATGCACATCAATGACTCTACCAGTTCAACGCCTAACTCCAAGCACTTGCTCGATAGTGATGGTCGCTACTCCAAGACCATACGCGCTGCCAGCAATGTCATAAAGCGTACCGTTTTGCGTATGCTTGAGAAGCATAATCAAGTCTGGATCGTGAACGTAAGGGGCAACCATGATCCAGATGCTGCGCTATGGTTGAATGAAGTAATGCGCTTGTACTTCGAGGATGATCCACGGGTTAAGGTATTTGACAATGCTAGCAAGTTTATCTGGTGGCAATGGGGTAAGAATTTAGTCGTGACGCATCACGGCGACCGCATTAAAATGTCCAATCTACACGGGTCAATAGTAAGTAATTTAAGGAAAGAATGGGGCGAGTCAGATCACACCTACGTGTGGACAGGTCACATCCACCACAAGAATCAAGAGGAATTTGGCGGCGCATTATTCGAAAGTTGGAACATCCTAGCACCCGCAGATGCTTGGCACGCTGGTGCTGGCTATGCCAGTTCTCGAAGTATGACTTGCGTAATCCTCCACAAATCGTTCGGGGAACAGGGAAGATTGAAGGCAAACATTCAGGAGTTGACATGACAGCGCTTGATAGACAGGTGGCGGGAAACCATTACAAAACAATGATGATTCAGCCGTTAGAGTATGCATTAGCAAACGACTTGGGCATCTGCGAACATGCGGTGGTCAAATATATTAGTCGATGGCGTGATAAGGGCGGTGTCGAGGATCTCAGAAAAGCAGCGCACTACATTGAGATCCTCATAGAAAGAGAAACAGCCGTAGATGATAAAGTCAGTTAGGCATTTCGCGCTGAAGACGATCAAGCAGCCTAATAACGTCTAACACCTCCATATCATCACATGGGTCAAGATTATCGTAAGTTTCCCGCACTTTAATAAGCGCGAGTAAAGCCAATAAAAGCTCATTCCTAGTTGGTTCCATTGTTCTCTCCTAGTGTTTCACGTGAAACATTGTGGTAACTATCTCTGCGGCTGCGAGTCTGAAAAAATCCATCATGCTCGGGGTAGCAGATCATAAACTTCCTAGCGTAATGGCTAATCCACCCGTCGTCGATCTTGTAGGAGTCATCTTTGCCTGAAACCATCGTCTCCCATCGGACGCGATGAAAAACCGCCTTGGCCGAATAGTAGCGTCTGTGGCGTGTAGCAATTAAAGCGAAGTGTGCAAAAGTCTTAAATATGTCTGGATTTTCGCGGTCAAATTGCTCGAAATTTTCTTTGCTCCATTTACCGTTCATTCGCCAGCCTCGCAGTTAGGTTTGAGATCTTTGTAGTCCGGCCAAAAACCAGAGCACACGTTGTACGTATATTCGCCGTCTATCATGGTCTGGTGCTCAAAGTCTTGGCTGGACACGAGCAGTACCAGGAAAAAAACAATTAACCCAAGGCCGATTTTAGTAAGTCGATTCATAGAAAACCCTTCTCAATGTTCGTGTTTAAACGTTTAGCAACCTCATCGGCTCTGCTCTTGCTCCATAGATTGCCCCATTCGTTTTCCCACTTGCCATTTACATACAAGGCCACTCGAAAATCAGGGGACTCTTTGCCATTGACAAGGGGAGATACACGCTGCTCGACTCTGTACTCAATAACTGTCATTACTCTTCTCCGTTTTGCTTAAAATCTTCTGCAGATACCCAAAACATGAGCAGCGCTATGAAAAAAATAATACAATTTTTTTGAAGTCTATTCACTGTAATCTCCGAAAACGTTAGAAAGTGCGATTTGCTTCGCAAGCTCAACTTCTGATACTTGAAACAAATCAGCTAATTGATCTGCGATATCAGAGCATTCATTAGATTTTTGTTTTGTAGGCGCTATGATAGCCAGCTCTAAAGCTAGCACCAAAGCGTCAAAATTATCTGAAAGATGATGCGCCATAATAGCCCCCTGCTATTTGTAGTCGTGAATAAAGTGGTTAAGACAACCGTTGTATATGGTCGACCATTCATCGGTAGACCAATTGAGGCGTTCTTCTGCGAGAATGTGTAAACCTTGGATGGTATAGCGAAATTCTGTATCGCCGTGTGCTTCGTGCGACTCGGTTAATTGTGCTCGCTCGTTGTTGCGAATAAAGGCGTTGACGTTGTGTATCGCTTGTGAGTCGTCATCGGTAAGATATTGAGCCGCACCTTCTGGGTATCCGTCGTGGTGTATATAGACAGTGTGTGTGCCAGACCACTGGGTTTTGAATTGATAAGTTGCTCGTGTTGCCATGTGTATCTCCTTAATCTTTGTATGAGTTTAAAAATTTTTGATTCTTTATTAAGGTACGCTCAGCCAAATCCACAAAAGTATTGGTTGTCGCCTCATCGCATTCTTCCAAAGCTCTCAACAACATTTCCAAAACTTGGTTAGTGTTAGCCAACTCAGCTCTAGCAAATGTGTCTCTGTTTTCTTGGTATTCCATTTTGTTTCTCCGTTTCTTTAGATGATGAGTACATCCTAAGGTGTTTTTTCACCAATGTAAACAAAAAATTTTACAGATTATCAAAGAAATATCATGCTCCCATGATAAGTAAAAAATGCTGTATACTGAGTCGATCTATGCCAAAAGATGCTAGCAATGATTGAATTGACCAGGTTTGCAATACTGCCAGATCGAACTGTGGGGAAAGCTGTTTATGGGGAACATATTTTTTGGACTATCGAGAAACCTTGGAAAAATAACGAGCCTTTCATATCTTGCATTCCAGAAGGCTACTATCGACTTGGGCGCAGAGATTCGCCACGTTTCGGCCCCAATGTCTGGGAAGTGCTGGAAGTGCCTAATCGTTCTCATATCCTCATTCACGTTGCTAATACTGCTGATGATGTCGTGGGCTGCATCGGGTTTGGGTCTAGCGTATACCCAGATCTTGGCGGGGTGGGAAGCAGTCGTAAAGCGATGAATAAATTTGAGCTGGCGAGCCAAGAACTTGAAGATGAGGAGCTGATCATAAAGCATAGTTTTATTGTTTAAAAAGGAGAGGATATGTCAGATTTGGAGGTAAAATACTTATCAATCAATGATTTAGTGCCGTATGCTAACAATCCAAGAACGCACACTGATAATCAAGTGACTCAAGTAGCTTCTAGCATCAAAGAATTTGGGTTCAACAATCCCATATTGATTGATGAAGGGAAAGGTGTTATTGCTGGACATGGCCGATTAGCTGCGGCAAAAAAACTAGGGTTAGAAACTGTTCCAACGATAACGCTGACAGGTTTAACCGAAGCGCAGCGCAAAGCCTACGTTATAGCGGATAACAAGCTGACAGAAAATAGCCGTTGGGATTACGATCTTTTATCAATAGAAATTGAACGGCTAAAAGAATTAGATTTCGAGCTTTCGGAATTAGGATTTAGCGAAGTTGAGCTAGAAGGTATATGCAATTCAGAACCTGATATGTCGATTTTAGCTGAATTAGATGATGAAGAATTAGATCAGTTCGAGGGTGATGTTAAACGCGCAATACAAATAGAATTTGAGAGCGAGCATTACAATGAAGCACAGGAGCTAATAAAGTTTTGGAGGGAAAATGAGGCTTATGTTGGATATATGGTCATAGAGCACTTGCGGGCAGAAAAGCAAAAGTTGTGATTGCTTTTATACCAACAAAAAGCAGACCAGATACTACCACTTACAAACTATTGGAAAGCAGCGGCTTCACGGTTTATCACTTTATAGAGCCAGCCCAGCTCCAGAGCTATAGCGTACCAAACAAGGTAGATATCGGTCGTAATGACGGAGGGATATCTTATGTCAGGAATTACATGCTC